CTATTTTAAAGGTTCTATTTTATTCAGTTTATCCCCTTTTTGAGCCTTTTCCCACAAAGTAAGGATTTTCGTTTCATGCAAATCCATCCATTGGTTAACTTTGGCAATTACCTTTGCTGGTGCTTGTCCGTCTACAATTCTGTCCAAGACGCTAATGGAGCATTCATAATTACCATAAGTAAAGTGAATATGAGGGGGATTGTGGTCTCTCCAATAAAGGCTTACGATAATTCCAAAAAATCTACATATTTCAGGCATAAATTATATTTTATACAAAGGTAAGCAAATATTCCAAACGGTCAATCAATCCACCTTTATTTTTATACTCTTTCCACAGTTCGGGCACGTGATAGAGACTCCTTTAGATTTTCGCCCAATCTATTATATACCGTAAATCAATATATATCTTATTTTACATAAACCAAATGATGAAGCACATTTCCGCTTTTTGTATCAACTTCCGCCAACCTGGCTACCTAAAATTTTCATATTATAAATTTTCTTTTCCTTTACCTTTCCGCCTTTCAGTATTGCGACTTCTTGCCTCAGTTGTGCAACTTCGTTCAGTAATTTCTCATACGCTTCTGCGAGACGGAGCATGTGCTTCATCATTAGATTTACATTTTCATTCATTATATTTCAAATTAATAAATTGTGTCTTGTGAGAGATGAAATATCAACAAATTTTATGTTGAAAAAGTTTTATTTTAAAACATGTTTGTAAACATAAATATTAAACAGCCTTTCTTCTCTCACTGAATAGGTCTTGTATTTCTTCCACAGATTTGTTTAGAGCATTAAATCGCCTTTGCAAATCCTCAAATTGCGCTTCATACATGACTACTGTCGTTTCATACATTCGCTTCCAGTATTCAGCAGTTTCCGGAGATGGCAAATCTTCTACATCTTTTTCAGACAAAGACGAATGTGAAGTTTCATTGTCAAGGAACATTGGACCTTTGCCGGTGAGGATGTAGTTGGCGTTGACATTTGAATATATTTCACAAAAATTAGACACCATGTCAATGCTGGCTTCTGTTAGATTATTCTCTATATTTGAAATTTTCTGCTTAGTTATAGAAGGACATTTTTTCCCCATTCTATATCCAGTAAGCCCCATTTCTTTATAGGTTTCTATAAACCTTCTTGTCACATCGTTCATAAAAAATCTCCTATTTTCTTTTGTAGTCCTAAAAATAGGACTATCTTTGCACACGTAACAAGTAGCAGTTGTTCGATTGACATTGTTTATACTTACCCCTTTCCGGGCTAATTATATGAGATGAATCCTGTGATAGCTGCTACCTATTACGGGATTCATTCTTTATATAAAATACAATCGGTCAATGGACATACTTAATATACCAATAGATATAATCAAAAGATACAAGGCAAGCAAGGCTGAAAAAGAATTGCTTGCCTTTGCTATTGGTATTAAGTGTCTGTATTCAAATTCTGTACTTACCGATGTAACCCCTTATAAAGTGATGAAACTGTTTCATGTTTCTCACGATAAAGCCAAACGCCTTATTAACGGAGCGTTAAACGACAGTTTTCTGTTTTCCATAAAAGGAGGCAGCTTTCTTGCAAACACTTTTAAAAGCAAGGAAATCAAAAGGTCAATAGGGCGTACGCCTTTTATTTACACCTCTGATTATTGCTATAAACTGAATAAGAAGGAATATTCAATTCGCATGCTTGTGCATGAGCTGAACTGTATTATGCTTCTTTGTGCAGTCAATTCTATTGATAGAGACAACTTTCCGCAGAGTAACGGGAAACCGAAACAAAAACGTTGTGCCCTTACCAAGGATTTGACTTTGCGCAAACTTGGAAATATATCCGGTTCAAGCAAAAGTACCGCACACAGACTGATGAATGAAATGTTCCGAAACGGAGTAATCTCCAAGACAAGGGCGCACGGGGAAATGGTTATCCATACCGTGAATGCCAACACCGTTGAAGAGTGGCGCAAAAGAACGGGAAGGAAACATTTTATCTATAACCCCAAAGACGGAAGCGGATGGATTGTCATTCCTTGTTCTTACTCTATATGCGACAGAGGGACTACCGAGAAATATAAGCACGTTATTTATAATCACAAGAAGCGTGTAGAATCAGCAAATCTCAAAGTGTCCAAGCATCCTGTTTATGAAAATCCGTTTGATAATCCCATTAACGCTGCTTATTTATGATATTTCTATTTTGGGAACATATATTATTTACAGAGAGAATGGGATTACACAGCGTATATAAACACATACGTGCGTGATAATTTAATATATAAAATATCAAGACAATGAGTAGATATTATACATTGAATTTGAATAATAACCGATTGTACAACATTTCAAAGAACGAATTATGAAAAAGAAATCAACAGAAGAAGACCCTTTAGATGAATTCAGATACCCTGACGGCATGTATGATATTCCAACTATTGTCTCTTTCTTTGGTCGCAAACGACACCAAAAGCATACATTTGAAGAAATACACAAAGAGGTTTGCGATTTGTTAGAGATTGAATGTGCATTTAAGCACCCTTATCTCCGGAAACCGTTATTGAAGCAACAAGCTCAACAACCTTCTGAAAACCCTCTATTGATTTCGGTTTTTGCACTTCAACTATTGTTGATAGCAATTCTTCTTTTGGTTCTTTGTGTATTATCATGTTCTTAGTTTATATTTAATTTATATTCGTTATGAAAAAAAGAAAACATCCAAAACTTAAAGGTCTAAACTTCGATTCTCCCGAACATTGGGAAACGATTAGAGAATTAGAAGAACTCTCTTTATCTATGTTTTGTGAACAACTTCGAGAACATTCAGAGATGTCACAAGTTGAGCCACATCAAGAAACAAGCGAATTTTCTTCGGTTGCTTTACTTCTGACAATAGTGATAGTAATTCTTCTTTCGATTTTCTTGTTATTGTTATTCCGCTTGGGTTGACAACGCATTGAACCAATGTTTTTGAAACAACACCACAAGCGTCATACTGCCCAATGCTTGACAAGTGTACTAAAGAAGACAACGCACTTCGTATAAGGTTATATTCAAGACCTAATGGAGCTATACCAGTAATCAAGTAGTGATACATTATAAATGTGTCGTTAGAGTTTAGTGCCAAGCTTGTATTTATATCATTGTGTAATTTAGCTTTCAACAATTCAACTTCCTTTGTCGCCCTTCCGAAATCTACCAACGTATATAAGTTCATTCCAACAAGCACCGTAACCAGTAACGCTAATATCCCCACTATCACCCCTTGATAGTCCATTCCCAAATCAGATGTATGCGGATATGTTCTACATAGAGCAGCCACAGATACCATGATAGATATTGCAGACAATATTAGTGTTATTGTATTTCTATACTTACTCATAACAATATATTAATCAGAGTTTTATATAAAACATGTTTTATAACATAGCTGTTTCATTCATGGCATGCCATATACAAATCCCTCAGATATATAGCCATTGCCACTTGTATGTCATTTTGCCTTAACGGGTATTCCTTCCCATCAAATATTGTTATGTCAGGAGAATTGTATATGAAATCCTTGACGGCATCAGCCTTGTCTGTATAGAACAAGTCGAATACCGCCCTTATGGCAGCCCGTTCTATATCATAAGGCGTTGAGTGCATGTCACTCTCTATACTGTTGAAAAGGTATTCCTTGTTGCTGTCAACGCAATCCTTTCCATGGCTCTCCTGCAATATGTGTTTCCCGAACTCATTCAGTTGGTACGGGCTTCTCTTCCTCGAAGTGATAGACATTCCCATGGACATAGTAATAAGAAGGTCGTCCATCCGCTTGTTTGCTCCCAGTATATCCTTTTCCTCTTTTTCTATGCGCACTTCATGCTTCTCTATCATGGAAAGATGTTTGTCGCATGGCAACCTTTTAATTATATCCTTGATTTCACGATTGGTCTCATTCAGCATTCTTAGGCTTTCATCGAATTTACCCATGTCTTTCTCATGCTGCAAGCAAGGGAGGTTATCTGCCTTATGCAACATATCATCTATCCTTTTTGTCCACCTTGACACCCTCCATACTACAAGACAACAAATCAACGTAGGTGTCACCCAAGGGTAGTTTTCCAATATCCAGTTTATTATTGCTTCCATAATCTATAATTTAACACAACGCTAATATACTAATTTTCAATTATTTGTGCAAATATATGTTTTACAACATATATAATGGTTCTAAAAATAGGACTATTTATTTTGTGCGTCCTAAAAATAGGACTATCTTTGCACTGTTGTTAATCAACAACGTTATTTTTTAAAGTAAATACAAAGATAAGAAAATAAATAAAGAAAGCAAATATGAAGTACGATTTATCAGACATAATGAAAAAGGCTCACAACTTCTACAAGACCGGAAAATACACCTGGTCTGAAAGCTTGAAAAAGTCATGGAAGATGGCAAAGTTTTCTGTCCGCGTAAAAGAGGAAATATCCAATATGGTAGACTATAAGTCTGCTGACGATAAAGCGTTCACTAATAGATTGAGAAAGGAGAATGAAGGCTATAAGCCGGCAAAAAGAAGCGCCTATGATAATTTCAATGCTCCGGCTTCCGTCTATTATACTTCTAACAACAGAGGGCGTTTTGGCTCTTGTTTCGTGGGTGATTAATACAATTAGCACATAAATATGAATGACATCAAGACAATAGCAGTAAAGAAAATATCTCCATCCGACACATTAAAAAGTATAAAAGTCGGTGACACAGTGATTATAAAGGACAAGCATATAAAACCCAATGTAGCCCGCTCTACCATGTCCAGACTATCTAAAAACGGATATAGCTTTTATTCGACAAGCTGCCCTGAAGGGTTGATAGTAAAACGACTTAAATAATATCATTATGAATATCAACAGAATATCAAAACAGACAGCCATGTTTGCAATAGGATTTATCGGCTTCTTATCCCTTCTCGGCATCGCAGGTAAATCAGATTATAATCAGGAAGTCATATACAACATGACGGAAACGGCTTACAATGTTATTGTAGATTCTCTCGGCGAAGGTTGTAGCGATACTCAAATCGTAAAGACTTATTTAAATAACAAAGAATATTACGACAGTCTAAGTTGGTAGGTTATGGGAAGAACGAAATCTGTAGGAAAGGTAGAGCCGGTCGACAAACTATGGCTTTCCGCTAAGGAAGCAATGGCATACTTAGGATGCAGTGATAAACTGTTGGAAAAACTAAGGAACAATGCCGAAATATCATTTTCTAAATATAATAACCGTACCATTTGGTACGACTTGAAAAGCATTGAAAGGTTTATAGAAAGAAACCGCGTTGTGTGAACAACGCTCCTTCCTCTTAGCTCAGCCAGGCAGAGCATCGCTATGGTTACTTGTTCGAAGGTTTAGTATCCGGTAATTTCCGGTTAGCGAAGGTCGCACGTTCGAGTCGTGCAGAGGGAGCATTATAGGCGAAACCGATGAGCCAAACATTCGGGATGGGAGACTTAACCCTCAAAAATGAAGTCGTGTTCAGGGCACGTAAAATTAGCCTGCGCTGATAAGCAGTATATCTATATATACACATAGCTGAGGCGATGTATAGCGTGCAAGCAACCGATTGCGAAGACTGTTCATTGAGAGGTGAATACGAGCATAAGGCAGCAGCGTGATTAAGTTAATGAACATACTACAATAGTAGTCTATGTATCAGCGCGGAAAATCGTCCGTTGACCGTTAAAGTATGATGTTTGGGCGTCATTATCGCTGGTACTATTATATACTCCCTTCCCGTCAAATTCGGGCACGCTGAAAGCTAAACACGTATTGTTGCGTTGAAGGGAGCCAATATTTATTAATCTTTAAATATATAGAATTATGATTGGGAAAAAAGTAATTATTAGAGCAGACAGAGCGGGCGTATTTTACGGAGTATTGAAAGAAAAAAATGGTAGTGAGGTTACATTGACAGACTGCCGAAGATTGTGGTGTTGGTATGGGGCTGCATCTATCAGCCAATTAGCTGTTGAGGGAACGAAAAGACCTAATGATTGTAAATTTACATTAGTTGTACCGATAATCTCTATTTTGGGGGTTATAGAAATAATTCCTTGTACAGATGAAGCGATAAAATCCATTGAGGAGGTAGCCGTATGGAAGAACAGATAAGAAAGTTTCTTAGTATATACTCTGGCTATGGCTCTGGCTATGGCTATGGCTCTGGCTCTGGCTCTGGCGATGGCTCTGGCGATGGCTATGGCTATGGCTCTGGCTCTGGCTCTGGCGATGGCTCTGGCGATGGCTCTGGCTATGGCTCTGGCGATGGCTCTGGCTCTGGCTATGGCTCTGGCGATGGCTCTGGCTATGGCTATGGCTATGGCTCTGGCTATGGCTCTGGCGATGGCTCTGGCGATGGCTATGGCTCTGGCGATGGAATTAAAACATTCAATGGCGACAAAGCATATATCATTGATGATATTCCTACAATTATCAAGCATGTTCATGACAATGTAGCTAAAGGATATATACTGAACGATGACTTTACATTGACTGAGACATTTGTTGCAAAAAGGAATGGGAAATTCGCTCATGGAGAAACATTGCACGAGGCCTTTGCTTCGCTTCAAGAAAAATTGTATGACGATTCAACCGAGGAGGAAAGGTTGGAAGCTTTTAAAAAGCATTTTCAGGACTTTACTAAAAAGGTATCGGCTAAAGAATTGTTCCATTGGCATCATGTGCTGACCGGTTCGTGCAAGCAAGGAAGGCTGTCATTCTGTGCCAATAAGGGAATAGACATTGACAATGATACTTATACCGTACATGAGTTTATAGAATTAACTCAATATTCTTATGGCGGTGATATAATCAGAAAATTGAAGTAATATGTAATTATCCCGTGGCTCTCAATAGATGTTTGAGAGTAGTAAGGCAACCATCGGAACGCCCACGGGAGCTAACTAAATTGTAACAGCAATGGATACGCTTTTCAATTATATTAATCTATTCTTCGTTTTCTTTCTCGGGTTCGGATGCGGCATTATTTTTGTCTATTTGATGACGAAAATAATAGACAAAGCAATTCACGCATGCTCTGACAATCAAGAAGCCAAATGCAATAAATCCGTAGAAGAAGATATATGTAAGAAAGAAAATCCTTATCACATATCTATATCCAAGATTGTAATTAGCAGGAAAGAAGATAAGAAGGGAGGAGGCGATGACGGTACCCGAAAGTAGGAATAAGTATTGGGGTTTATATCGAATTCTTGCCGCTATATACGCAACGGCAACAAAAAGGTACGATATATACACGCAAAAGATAGATGCAGTGGCTGAGAAAACAACCTGTTCATAAAACTCCAAGTTGGCAAACTCGGGTATGTACAGATACAAGACAGTAAATAAGACGGGGAACGATACCGCAAAAGCGGTAAACAAAGACTTATGCTCCATATTGTAGCATTTGATTAATTCTGATAAATCCATATTTCTTAATTTTTAGTTTGGCGACACAAAATTAAGAAAATCCCCTGATAATAACGTGATGTTGCCAATCGAATTGGTTCAGGGGAACAAAGCCTGTAAGGGTGAATAATTCATGATAGCTTTTTAATGTAAATAGTCCCGTCCACGTGCTGGTCGGGAAACACTGCGACATGGCGGAATGGTAGACGTAGCACTCTATGATAGGAATGTCAAACCTTAGATGTGTGGAGCTTGACAACTCGTCCCGGTTCGAGTCCGGGTGTCGCAACATCTTCACTACAGATGAAGTATTTGTTTAGTCGTAGCCGGGCGGTCTGTGAAGATAGTCCGGTTTTTATTTGAAACCCATTAATAACAATTATATGAAAACATTACAATTAAGTGAACAAAAAGCCCGTGAACTATATCGGAGCGGTTCAAAAGAACTAAAAACAGTATTGGAAGAATCCTTTGGAAAAGATTTCTTTTCACAAGACGTTACAGAAAGAGTGAAAACCTACCTTGATGCTTGCCACGAGTTGGGAAGGGAACCACTCGATGAGAAAAAGCTATTGGAATTAGGCTTAACGGAACACGATATTGCTTACCAAAAGCTGACTCTAATTATAGAAGCCCTAAACGAAGGTTGGAAAGCTGATGTATGCGATGCAAACGTGAGACGCTGGTATCCGTGGTTCGAGCCTAATGGGTCTCCTTCCTCTTTCGCTTTCCTCGGTTCGGCTTGCGCTAATGCGTGTGCGAATGCGGGTTGCGGGTCTCGCCTTTGTTTGAAAAGCGAAAAGCTTTCCAATTATTGCGGGAAGCAATTCATTGATTTGTGGAAACAATTTATTCTATAACCCTATAAACTTACAATTATGACTTTAAATGTAGATAAAAAGAACGCTTTAAAGGCTTGGAGAGAAGCGGACAATAAAGGAAAGCAGATGCTTGAAAATCTATACGGCAAAGAAATATTTGCCAATCAAAACGTAATGGATAGAATCAAAACGTTTGAAGACGCAATGGAAGAAACAGGAAGAAAAGGTGTCCCTGATTTTTCAGATTTACCCAAAGACATGCGCAGGCATTTCATTGCGTTATATAAAATGGAAGTTATTACGGAAGCTCTGAATGAAGGCTGGAAAGCAGACTGGGATAACTCGGATGAGAACAAGTATTATCCCTATTTCATTATGTCTCCTTCCTCTTTCGCTTTCCGCGATTCGGATTCCGGTTTTGCGTTTGCGTTTGCGGGTAGCGGGTCTCGCCTTTGTTATAAAACACGCGAACTTGCGGAATATTCGGCAAAACAATTTATTGACATTTGGAAATACATCCAGATAGGATAAGATAACAATCATATGAAAACATTTGAAGAATTAAAAGAAGAACTCTTGACCCGCGCTAAAAATGCTGGCGCATGCCAATCCGGCTACGCAATGGGGCTAAGAAGCAATACGAAAGCCGACCTTCTAAAAGCCGTGAGAGAAGCGAAGTGCGCACCGCTTCCCTTTAACCTTGTACGGGCGGTTTAAAAACACAATACAATGGAAAATGAACTTGAAGAACTGTACAAGGAGCTAAACGAAGTCAAAGCTTGCGATTTGGACTATCTTCCCAAGTATGGGTATTCTTCAAAAGAAGAAATCATTCAGCTTATAGAGGTAGACATTGAGGAGTTGCGCGCAGAACTTGAATGTAGTCAATATGATTATACACCTGACGAACTCGAAGACGAAAGGATGTTTCTTTGCGTTAGTCAAGGGCTGCCAAGATATTGTTAAACTTAATATTATAAAATTATGCCAATCGTAAAAAAGAATGACGTTCTACCTGAACGTCCTGTTATTATTGTACTTTATGGAGTACCGGGAAGTGGGAAAACAAGTGTTGCTACAACAGCCGATACCCCCTTATTGATTGATTGCGACAGAGGTGCAGACCGAGCAGTACAGCGTTGTGATACTATAATGGCTAAAAACTGGAAAGACATAGATAGTGAGCGGGAAGCAATGAAAGAGTATAAAACAATTATAGTCGATACAGCCAAGTCTATGCTTGACGATTATTTGAGCCAATATGCCATTGAAAACAACTATAAGTTAAAAACAAATTCTTTAAAACGTTTCGGACAGATGGGCGAAGATTTCAAAGAGTTCGTCAATTTTCTTCGTTCAAATGGCTCTGATATTATATTTATCTGCCATGATAAAGAAACAGCAGACGGTGATGTGATAAAGCACTCTCCGGATTGTACCGGGCAATCTAAAGACCTGCTTGTTAGAATTGCAGATCAAGTTGGATATGTATTTATCCAAAATGGTAAACGCTGTATATCTTTTGCTCCGTTAGATAATTTTGTAGGGAAAAATGTTGCCGGGCTTGAAACTGTTACTATTCCAGATTATGGCACAACCCAATTTGATACTTGCATGTCTGACATTGTTTCAAAAGTCAAAATATCTATTCAAGGAAAAGGAGAAGCACAAGCAAAAGCCAACGAGCAGCTTGCAGCAATACGAGAGCAACTTGCGGCTGCAATGACTGATGAAGATATTATCTCATTGATGGAAGCAACCAAGACACTGCCTAAAATCATGCAATTACCGTTCTTCTCTGAAATGCAAAAAAATCTTGCTACAAAAGGATACGCATTCGACAAGGACAAAAAAATGTTTATTAAAGCATGAAACCACTTATTAGGGCAACACAACTGGAAGCATTCCGAAAATACATAGAACAAAGCGATTACGCCAGTTATGAGATAACTGAACAATCGGTTATTGACAGTATATCAGGTGCATTTGAAGGCAATACATATACGAGAATTGGAAAAGCTTTTCATAAAATAGTGGAAGAAGGTACACCGAAATGCGAAAAGGTTAAATCAGGTGAGCGTACCTTTCTTTATTACGGGAAAGAACAAAAGGAACAAATGCCAAGCGGACGAGCGTTTGACATTGAGGGAAACAAGATAATTCTTGACATACCACAATGTAAGGCCGCTCTTGCATACAGGAATGAACATCCTGATGCTTTTCATGAGATACGCCTTTATAAGGACTTTGGGAATGCTATTATAACAGGATGTGCCGATATGATAGATGGCGTAGAAATTAGGGATATTAAAACCAAATATTCTTATCCTATTGATGCCGATTACATAAATTCTTGCCAATGGAAATTTTATCTCCAATTATTCAATGCAGATATATTTCATTTTGATTTGTTCATATTTGAAGGATATGATAAAGAAAAGCATGGATATGATGTCAGAGGTATTCCGTTGAAACGTTATGGTCCTGCAATAACATGCTATCGCTACGATGGTATGGAGCAGGATAATTATAATCTGCTTCGCTCCTTTCTTGAATGGGCTGAATACAGAGATTTGACCAAGTATTTACTTAAAGAAACAATAGAATAGAAAATGAATTTAACCGGAAGCGTAAATTTGCTAAAGCTCGAAAAAGTGGGCATAGCAACAATTAAGAATAAGAAATGCGTTGTCATTCCTATAGAAGAAAACGACCTTTATGTAAGTATGGACGAGAACCTGAAAGCAAAAGCCGTCTATCTTAACGTTAATATTAATGAGCGTAGAGAGCCGAGCCAATACGGAAATACCCATTACTGCAAACAATACTTATCAAAGCAGTATAAGGATGCGAACAAGACAGAAGCAGAAGCCAAGTCAAAGGTTTACTTGGGAGACTTCAAGCCTTATGAGTTTGAGGGTTCCGGGAATGCTGCGGCTACGGTGGAAGCGCCAACCTTACAGACCGACGGGGAAGACGACCTTCCGTTCTGATGTGTAACCTATAAACATATAATATCATGCTGTACGAATTTAAGCTAAAAGTAAACAAGGTTAACGAGAAAGGCAATGAAAAGGAAGTCACCGAACATTACATAACCGATGATGAACTTTTCGGTCATGTGGAATTGAAAGGCAATGAGCTATACAACGGTGAGTGTGATGTTTTCGCAATCAGCCGGAGTAAGATACGTGAGATTGTCAATGAGAAGCAGGAAGATGAGTTCTTTTATAAGGTCACTCTTGTTGAGATTTTCGTAGACGAAAACGGGAAAGAAAAAGAGAACAAATATTATGTTCTAATAGCTGCAAAAGACATGGACGATGCCAACAAAAAGGCAGCGGAATACATGAAACAGGGGCTTCAAGATATGAAGCTGGACGCTATTGCAAAGACAAAGATTTTAGACTTGATATAATTAATCGAAAGCCCTCTGCTCACGCAGAAGTCCCGTGAAAGGTTCGGGTTAAGTGATTTAATTTCAGCTAACAGTTAACTATCCCGGTGTGGCTTGACCGCCTATCCGGGAGCGATAGCCTGTGAAGGTATTTTGGGGAAATAATTTTATCCATACAATCTCGCCAAGCCCAACCAGGGTTACGCCAATGGCACTGTATACGGGGACTGACGAGAAGATGGGGAATATGGTAGCGTTGAACGTATTGGGCGGTTATTCTTTTTGATTGCCAATTATTTTGTTTTAAAATTAGTATTAGTTATTCATTAGTTTATTATCCTTTACCATCCAGCAAAATAACGTGTTCTGTTCGATTCGGAACTTCCCCACTAATACAATCCATTATGAAACTTACAGTAACCAAATCCGAAGGTGCAATCATTCAGAAGCTTATCGCAGACCGAAAGTCAGACATTCATAATATTGGAGGTGACAGCAAACAGGCAGAGCGTCTAAGTAAGCTGAACAAGAAGATTGCAAGGCAGATAAAGAAACAATACAAGACATGAGTCCTTACGTAATAACTTCTGCGGTTCTTATTACCTATGACGGAAAGAAGATACCGTTGGAAAACATAGAAAGTGAAATAATGACCCGACCTATCCAGTTGACTAAGGAGAGGATACTCGATGCTTTCTCCATGATGAAAGATAAGCCGGTGGATGTGGAACTTAAAATCAAATATATATGAAGAAAAAAAGAGAGTATATTACAATCACAACCGAGACGGACATATATATAGACGATTATCTCGATGATTTTATGACCGTTGCCTCTGATGAAGATTTGATTGAAGAAATAGAAAAACGAGGGCATGTGGTATATAAAAAAGGAATTCCCATTACTCCTTTTGGAGAGCAACCTATTGAATTTAACAATCCAGCCGATTTAAAAAGGCATTTATGCGACATAGCTAATGCCGGCTATTGTATATCCAATGAAGAACTTATCAATGAAATAAAATTAAAACTACCATAATTTGCATGAGACATTTAGAAGACAAACTCCAAAAAGCTTGCGTGAAGTGGTTTGATTACGCATATCCTAAATATAGGCTAACTCTCCATCACTCTCCAAATGGCGGAAAACGCAATTCCATTGAAGCTGCAAAGTTCAAGCAGATGGGTGTTCGTGCAGGATTCCCCGATTTGGTACTTCTTATACCGAATAAGTTTTATCCTTTCTGTGGGGTGGAATTAAAGACTAAAACAGGCAGGCAGTCGGAGAATCAGAAAGCCTATCAGAAGGAGTTTGAGAGTATCGGCGCTAAATATGTCGTTGTCCGGTCACTTGATGAGTTTATAAAAGTTGTAAACGATTATTTGAAAGATGTATGACAATGGCAAAAGATAGCTTTAAAGTTCCCTCAATCAAAGAAGTTGTCAAAGAGATAGAGCATATACCGAAATGTCCCCGAAGCGGGGAGATGAACATTTTGCATTTATACATGGATAGAAAGCGTTTATTTATTTCCGACAATTACAGCAGTAAAGAAAATGGTAGAAAAAGCAAAAAAGAAATCTTTCATTTTTAATGTTGAATGGCAAGAGATACTATTAGGTTACCCATCGGAGGTCAGACTTGAAGTGTACGATGCAATCATTGAGTATGTTGCATCGGGGACAATTTTGGAGCTGAAACCAATGGCTAAAATGGCATTCTCCTTCATTAAAAAAGAAATAGATTACAATACCTGCAAGTACAATGATATTGTGGCAAAACGAAGCGAAGCGGGGAAAAAAGCAATGAATAAACGCTACAATAAAGATGTAACAAATCTAACAAATGATAGCAAATCTAACAAATGCTATCAAGACGCAACAAATCTAACTGTTAATGATAATGATAATGTTAATGAATCTCCTAACGGAGATAAAGTAGATGCTTTTCTCCCGGAAATATCAGACAAGCCTCTGAAAGAATGTTATGAGGAATTATCCGCCAATAGTTCATGGATAGAAACCGTTGTAATAAATAAGAGGTCTGCCGGACATCAGGACTTTACCCTGGAACATTTCCAGGAATATCTCAAAAAATTCTTTGAAAAACTTCAAAATGAGGGAGAAATCCGTAAAAGCCCTAAAGACGGAATGGCTCATTTTGTTAGGTGGCTGGATATTGAACTCGGGAAATCCAAAACGGACATGTATAAGGCAGCGAACGAACAGTTATTGTTGGCTGTCAAAGAGGATAAGAAAGGGTACTACCAATTCTTGTCGTACATCAAGAGGCAAGCTCCTTATTGTTTTTCAAATATGCGGCTGCCTACCGAGGAAGAGTTCTTGCTACTACGGGGTAAATACGGGAATGAGATGTTTAAAAGCGCATTGCGCACCATTGAAGGCAGGTCAGACATACGTTCTAAATGGGATGTCTTGTATTATGCTGTCTTAAAACAAATTGAATATCAAAATGGAAGTTAATGTACAATTACGTGATGAGGAAGCAGAGAAAATCGTTCTCGGTACTATCATAGCAGAGCGTGATGCCATAGAAATGGTAAGGGATATTCTAACCGAAGAATGCTTCTATAATCCGTTCCATGCGGAGATATACAAGGCGGTGCTTCAGGTTGTATCATCAGGGAATAGAGCTGACCTTGTTTTCGTAAAGGGTAAATTGGAAGAAAACGGAGTAAAGTTCGACATTGTTGAATACATGAATATTGTATCGTGTCATACATTCGACCTTTACCAATACGCTTCAAGACTTCAAGATTTACACATACGAAGGAAGTTTTATTCAATCGGACAATATCTTGTTTCCAACTCATACACTGAGGCAGAAGATATTGAAGATGTGGCAAAAAGGGTCAATGAAGATATGGCTTCATTGTTCAAATCGAGCAGTACCACCGTTTCTTCGATAAATGAAGGAATTGAAAATGTGTACAAAATGATTAACGAGAACCTATCCGGCAGCAAGCCACTGACTGGAACACCAACAGGATTTGAGAAGATAGACGCCAAATCCGGAGGATTGCAGAAATCTGATTTGATAATCGTTGCAGGTGAAACATCGCAGGGAAAAACCTCATTGGCAGTGTCTATGATGCGAAATGCGACCTGTTCGGATGCAAAGATAGCCATGTATTCAATGGAGATGAAAAAAGAGCAAATCGCAGCTCGTATTCTCTCTATGGAAAGTGGAGTACCAGCCAATCAAATCATGTATTCGAGACTTACCGATTCACAGATACAGGCCATTGACAAAGGGGTTGGAAATATTGCAGGGAAAAGCATATACTTTGACGACCGGAGTACATCAAACATAGACACGATTATATCCTCTATCCGTTACATGAAGATAAAGCATGATATTGACGGTGCCGTGATTGACTACCTGCAAATATTGAATGTCAACATGAAAGGTGCTAATAAGGAGCAGCAGATGGGTGATGTAGCGAGAAGATTGAAGAACTTGGCAAAAGATTTGGACATATGGATTATTGCCCTTTCCCAATTAAACAGGGACAACCTGAATCCGGTTCCTACTCTTGCACGGCTTAGAGATAGCGGACAGATAGCGGAAGCTGCCGATGTGGTAATTCTCATATATCGTCCGGAAGTAAAAGATAAGCCTTATCCGGATGAATTTAAGAATGTAAGCACAAAAGGTACTGCCATGATTGATATTGCCAAAGGACGTAATATAGGATTATTGAAATTCATATGCGGATTTGACGCATCAACAACCAGATTTTACGATTTGGATTGTGTGCCAATTGGTAATATGAATGATTCTATCCAAGAAGAACAGCCTTTCTAACAGAACATAATGGCAAAGAAAAAAGAACCCCTCTCCCCCGTCCACTGCCGCCAATGCTCATACGCCACAGACTTTATCGAGAACTCATGCTTTTGTAAAATTAGAAGCCATAGAGTGTGCGCTTGTGGCAGATACGGCAGGATATGCGAGAAATTCAAGAAAAAATGATTATGGACATAGAGATTGAAAAGAAAATCGAACAATTGGAGTGGCAGCGTGACAATGCAATGCGCATACGCTGCCCGTTGGTGGCAAGGAAGTATCAGCGCATGATTGATGAACTTGCAAAAGAGAGCAGAAACAAGAATATGAACAAGGCAGAACAGGCAAGGCAATGACTACCGACACGGCAAATCAGATAATTAGCAAGTATGAGAGTCTTGTAGTTCTGTGCACCTACAACATACTTCTCACGAACGACATCTGTTACGGGCAGGTTATCGAGTGCCTGCATGCAATGAAGAGAACGCCTTATTACAAACAGGCATTCAAGCGGTATTTGAATGATGCCGATAAGGCAAGAAAGGAATACGAGCGTACTGTAAACAGCGTTATCGGTTCAGACCGGAGCGAGTTTTTCGCCGACTGCAACGACAAGTACACGGAAGAAGTGAACAAGCACGTGGATATGTTGTATTGGCAATTCAAGCAGGTTCTTGACGATAACGGCATATCCCATTCCGCAGAGATTGCAAGGTTCGAACTTGCAAGGACATTGTGTGATTACGCCTGCATCCTGTTTGACGAAAGGATTAAAGAACTTCGGAAGAAAGATGCACGGTTCAACGGGTTCACGTTGGAATATTTGAAGCTTTCAAATGTGGCAAGGATGATGAACCTTGCTTCCGACAGTTTGAAAATCGGGAAAACGGTCAATATGAACACAGAGCGGTGCACAGCAGCGTTTGATGTGCTGGCAAGAAAGCTGTCGGATGCGGATAATATTGCCAACACGATAAAAGTTTAGTGAGATGAAACTTATTTATAACCTTATAACCCTTTTCATGGACTGGCTCTCGGTAGAGGTTGGAGCGAATGAAGAGTGGTTTTAACAGAATAATAATTATGTTAGTAAATTACATGCAAATATCCTATGCGTTAGGTATAACAGTATCAGAGTCTAAGGTAAAGATGGCGCCTCATTTAGGAAAATGCGTAGATGCGCTTAAGAATGAGGAATGTAACTCGATAAGAGATGTTATCAAGTTAATCAATAAAGAGGATGTAGTAGAAAGTGCTGCTTTAAATGAGAGGTTCAATCATCCTTCCATGAAAATTGACGGCAAAGACCGTATTGAATACACTATTAATAGCCTGAAAAGAGGCGAAGGACTTGCATTGTTGACAAAAAAAATAGTTGAGGATATGTCTTGTTTAAAAGCCGGAAAGATAGCAGGTAAGTATAGACCTTTTGTATATACTTACAAAAGAAGACATTGATTATATTAACAGTGTTGTTCGCAAGAAGCGCAAAGAATACCTATATTCTGGTGGAGTTTTCAAAACAAAGAAAGCGAATAGTAAAAGATAATATGAACATCCATCAGACAGTCCCCCGCTCCGATTGTACCTCTTTCGCCAGATGTGGCAAGCACTCACTTGCCTATTGCCGAAAGTGCGGTGCATCCGAATGCGGTCTGTGCGAGATAGTGAAGCGGAAACCGAGGAACCGGGTGATGGTGGACGGTGTAGAACGCAAGGTGTGCAGCCGCTGCAAAAGACCGCTTTTACTATCCTGCTTCTATGACAGGACAATCTATCGCAATGGAAAGGTGTATCACATCAAGACATCATGGTGCAAGATGTATGTTTCGGAAGACAATCAAAAACGGAATAAAAGAAATAGAGTAAATGGATAAGAAAGAACAACAATCAATAGACTTCCTTCGAAGTATATATCAGGATAAGCCTCTAAATCTTGGCTTTTCAGGTGGAAAAGATAGCGTCGTCATACTTGACCTTGCCGAACGTGCGGGCATTGTATATGATGCAATATATGCCAATACTACAGTAGACCCACCCGGAACAATCAACTTTATAAAGAAAAACTATCCACAAGTTCAGATAATGCACCCAAAGAAATCTTTCTTTAAGCTGATTGAGGAGAAAGGTTTTCCCTCTCGTTTACGTCGGTTCTGCTGCGAGGAGTTAAAAGAACGGTATGGCATTGGAAAAAGAAGCATTGAGGGCATGAGGGCTTCGGAAAGTCGTAACCGGAAAGATTATGAACCAGAACAGTGTGACACCCGTAAGTGGATGAAAGGCGCCAAACATATTCTTCCTATTCTTACATGGTCGGAAGAAGATGTTTGGAGCTATATCCGAAAATACGGATTGCCATATTCAAAGTATTATGACGCTCCATATAATTTGAGCCGTCACGGTTGTGTCGGCTGTCCTCTCTGCAATTACAAGCAGATGCAATTAGAGTTTAAGATGTTTCCCGGTTATGCCCAAAGAGTGATAATAGCCGTTGAAAGATATATGAACACTCACCCTAATGGGTTTCTTGCTCGCAACTTTGCAGACGGTTACGAAGCTTTCTATTACTATATAAACGAAATACCTATTGCGGATTTTCATGAGCAAAAGAAAGGCTTATTCGGCTTTAATGCAAAGAAAATCATTGAAAGGGAAATATTAAATCGAAGAACATGAAGAAAAGAATAGAAAAAGAGATGCAGAAATACCAGCATAGATACAAATTGCATCAGTATTTGAAGTATGCCCGCCAATGGTGTTTCGCTCTGGCATATAAGGGTAAACTATACACGTTGTTAGACGATGGTAGAATTGTAAAGGAGAACAGTTGGTTATGAAGCATTTAATTGATGCCATTATAAAGAAATGGTTCTGTTGCCACGAGTGGGAATACTTATTTGAGAGGAGAGTTGAAGCTGTTGATGATTGGGGCGATAGAAGTTGGTACACCGTCCGTCACTATTTCTGCAAGAAGTGTGGTAAATATAAGAAAATTAAAAGTCATTGATTATGAAACAGACAGCAGAAGAAGCAGCAAAACAATATGCAGAATCAGTAATTGATTCATTCGGGACAAACGGAATTCCGAATGGCGTTTCCGATATTAAGGAAATGATTGCTCTTGGTTTTGAAAATGGCACATCATGGCTTTCAAGCCATCTGTCAATCTATCATCCAGGATGATAGATTGACAGATGGGGAAGTCATAGATAACATTAGTGAGCTATTGAACCAACAAGGATGTACTGGAACGGATTAAAGAGAAAGGAGACTGAAAATGGACATAGATAACAAATATAGGATTCCCCTTGTCGGGGCCTATAATCCGTTAGTTTTTGAATGTCCCGAATGTGGTACAAGTATTCTCAACGATTACCATAAGCATATCTGTGGGATTGCAGAAGCTCGTATTGGGATAGTCTCTATAAAAGAGTGTCCAACATGTTTTACGAAGTATTATTCTCATTTTTCAGAAGCTGAATACAATCTGTTTTTGCATAGCATAGAGAGAGGTGAAAATTTGCATTTTAAAAATGTATTCGTGAAACAGATTAGAGAGGAAGGAGATTGATTATGAAAGAACTTATTGACTATTTGAATCAATCCGGATTGACGGGATTAGTACGTACATATATAATTGTCGGAGGTATTTCATCTGTCATTGTATTTATTTTGACAATATGGACTTTTATTAAAATGTCACGTGCTCTTAATGTTAGGAAAAAATCTATGTTGGATTTTCAACGTAGACGCAAAAAGGGGGGGGGAATTAACTTGTAACAAACAGATATAGAAAGGAACTAATATGGGAAAGAGTATCAAAGGACTTGCCAGTTCAATCATCTTTAATCAAAAGATGGTTGAACAAATGAATGGCATAAATAAAAACAATAAAGGGAAAGCATCCCCAATTTATATACCAACTAAAAAACGGAAGTAATGAAAGCTAAATTTAGAATTGGAGAAAGAGTAAAAATAGCCAATCACCCAGATAAATCTAAGATTGGCAACGAGGTTGAGATAATTAACCTCCATCATTCTAATTTTAATCTACAAAAGGGGTATGTGGATGAATGGTTATACAATGTATGGGATGGTGCGAAATCTTTAGGATGGGCACCTGAGTGCGACTTGGTAATTAATAAACCTTCAAAATAAATATGAAAAAAGTAACGATAATATGTGATGCATGCGGAAGAGAGATACAGCCATCGTATTTTCGCAGCGCAAGATTGGATTTCAAGGTGGATAAATGGGATGGCGGCTCTGTTGGTGGAAGGGAGGATATATTCATCCAAGAAGCCGACTTATGCTCGGAATGCGCCCATAAGTTACAGAAATTTATAGAGAACGAATTGAACATTCAACCACATCACCCCTAATTGATTAAATTATGAAACAGACAGTAGAAGAAGCGGCAAGGGAAGCAATTCATAAGCATTATAATTGTAATGGAACCTATCCATGTTCAGAACGTGAATATTGCGAACATTGTAACGGTCATAATACAGCATTCGATTGTTGCGAATGTGGTGCAGATGAATTTAAAGAAGGATTTATTGCCGGTGCGAACTGGCATATCAACAGCGTGTGGCACAAGACTAAAGATGAAGTGCCACAAGCTCATGGAGAATACAAAAATGAACATTATCCGCAGATACCATGCCTTGTATATGGGAAATTAAGCACTGGAACTGGTTACGGTGTCCGCTATTGGAATGTAACAGAGCAGTGTTGGGACAATGAAGAGTGCGATGATTACGAGTGCTCCAAAGATGCCATTGAAAAATGGGCGTATTTGGATGATTTAATACCTAATAAAAAGCAATGATTATGAAATCAAAATATGTATTATCAGTCGAACAGATGGAACATTTGCAGGAGCTTGGGTTGGATACAAGCGATGGAAGCATGTGTTTCGAGTGGAATGAATCAGATGCAGACAACATGGTTGTAACCTCTCCGGATGCCGATACGAATTACGACTATTATCATGAAACTTACACTTTGCAGGACATTCTCGATAAGCTGCCTTGTTTTATTGGCACACATGTACTAACCTTACAGAAGCTTGCAAATAGCGGAACATGTTTATATATGGAGCCTTATTCGCGTTCTATATTAAACCTGACAGAGAGTAAGGAACTTATTAATTCAGCCTACGAGATGCTGTGCTGGTGTATTGAAAACAGGTATATTAAAACTAATCAGTATGAAAGCAAGAATAAAAGCAACCGGAACGATTGTAGAGGTTGAAGGCTTATTCGACGTTGGGACTGCCTTAGTGAATGGTAGGTATTTCAAAGTGTCAGAACTCGACTTCTTTGATAATTTTGAAACTATTGATTGGGAGCAAAGGCGTTATGAATTGGCGAAAGCTGCTATGCAAGGGTATTGTATTGCTTTAGGAATAAACGATGACAGTGAAACTTATGATGATATTGCAATAGGCTCTTTGAGGGTGGCTGATGTACTAATAAAGAAATTGAAAGGGAAATAACCATGGATATAGAAGAAGCAAAAAACAAGAAAGCGAAAGCCGAAATGGAGATAGCTCATATTCTGGAAAAGCTAGAAGCCGAAACGGGTTTAAAAGTCAGCAACATGCTTTGTATATGTAGAGAAAAGGATAAATCTGCGTTAACTGTTTCCCCCATAGAGCATATAAAAACCAATATAATCTTAACGTTATAACTATGGAAATAAAGAATGTAGGACAACTTAGGAAAATCATTGAGAACCTTTCCGATGATTACGAAATTGAGATGAGAATCAGACGCAAATTAACACAGGAAGAATTGAAACATTGCAGATACCCTTATCCTTATGATACGAAATATCTTACTTTGGAATTTGACGATATAGGCGTTTCTAGCAAGGTGCTATGTTTGGGTGTAACTTCTAATGATTGATGATATGGAAGTAATCGATTTTCTTGAAGTAGCAATACTTTGCTTGTCATTATTGATAGTCATTCCTATACTTATGTTTATTTGGATTGACTGGGAACGAATTGAATCTAAAAGAAGAAACAGATGGAAATAAAGAACGGAATAATAATAGACGGAGTGCTGCATGAAATTGTGCCAATGAGAGAAAACTACTCGTGTGACAATTGCAGCTTGGAAGAAAAATGCGATAAAATAGATTTTTTCTTATGTGCATTAATTGCTGGAAGGCATAATTCTGATGAACGTTTTATCAATCGTGGCAAAGTAACAGATATTAAGATAGATAAGGAGGAATGACTATGGGATTTACAACACCGTGCTTTATAAGAAAAAGTACACCGGAGCTTCGGAAGAAGTTGGAGGAGTTGGGATATAGATTATTTGGGGCGGAACTTAACGAAGATTTATGTATTTTCACTGGACCCGAATACAGTCTATATAGTGTTGAGTTTTTCAGTAACATTCCACATCCTGACGAAACCGATAGTGTTGATTGCGGAACCAACGAAGAGCTTTTCTTGGCTATCGCTGCATTTAGAGATGATACAGATAAGTTTCAATGGTTTACCGATGGAGATAAATGGATTCTGTGCCCGGAAATCAAGTTCTCTACCTATTGGGTTTACAATGATATTGACGTGAATTTGGACGCTATTCACAAGGCTACCGTAAACGAACTGATTGAACACTTTAAAGTATGAAGAAAATAATTATCATTTTGGCAACAGTTGCACTATTCGGGTGCAATAACTCTGGAGAATACCCTATAGAACACCGTACAAACGAGGGAAGCGTGACTTATCTCAATGATAGTATAGTGATTATCCGTACCCATAAAAAGGGGGTTGGCAACTACGAAACGAAGATTATTAATTTGAAAAGACAATAGCCATGACCGAAGAACTTGTAACATTAGAGACTGCGAAGCTGCTGAAAGACAAGGGCTTCAATTGGAAGTGTGAACACCTAATAGACCGTAATAAGGTTATTACAAAATATGACCTTCCGCAAAGTATGTCGTGTTGTACGGAAATAGATGGCGAACCTGTTGAATTTTTGTGTCCAACATTGTATATCGCCCAAAAGTGGCTGCGTGAAACCAAGAAGCTACACGTTGAAGTATCCTATATGTATGGAGACTATTGGATATATGATATACTAACAATACCGAACCATGATTTAGTGGGATTATCCGACAGGCCTTTGGTGCATTATAAAAGCTACGAGGAAGCACTTGAAGCCGGAATACAAGAAACTTTAAAACTTATATGA